CTAGTTGTTGTTCTTTTTTCTTAATCTCGTCTTCTTTTAAAGTTGGTTCTCCAAGTTCTACATCTTTATAAAAACCATTAACTTGTTGTTTTCTTAAATCGTTTGCTGAAATTTTTAATACGTGAATAACTGCATCTGCATCTTCAAGTGAAGTTGCTGAATAAGGAACAATTAAATCTTCTGATGGAATAAATTTAGATACTGCTCTACCGAGCATTGCATCATAGTAAACTTTTTTAAATGTAGATCCTGATAATGGTAAATAAAATAACATTTGATCAAATTCAGGTTCATACTCTTTCATAACATTCATGATTTGATAGTTCATGAATTCTTTAACTCTCATTGCTTGATCTTCTTTGTTACGATCAGTCTTACCAAGAATTTGAGTTCGCACCGGACCATCTGCTGGTAATAATTCTTTGTAAGCTTGTGCTTGAAATTGTGTTACTGCTTCTGCTAACACTGGATGAGTTACTCCTGAAGCTCCTCTAAATGGTTCTGTTCTAACTTCATATTTAAATCCAAGTAGATCTAAACCTCTAGTGTATGCTTGTTCCCAATCTTGTCTTGATGTTTTATAATCTGTGTATTTTTCTTGAAGGTCTGATCCGATCTCTACTAAAATGTCATCATCTAAAAATTCAGCCAGATTTGAATAATGATCTTCACCGCCCATAGGTGCTGCAATGTTTGGATCAAAAGAAACTTCTGCACCACCATCTTCAGTTGGCATAATTTCAACTGATGGATCTTGTGCTTGTTGTAGTTCTTCGTTAATTGCTTGTTCTACATCAACTTGACCTGGTAACTCTACAGTAGTTTTTGTATTGGGTAATGACTTATCGATATCTGCCATGACTAATTATACCTTCTTTTAAATAATGTTTCAACACCTTGTGGATCAGGACCACTAGCAGGTGGAACTGTTTTTGTCAATCCACCATATGCAAAACTAGCTATTCCACCATCTGCATAATCATAGTCACCTATATCTGGATCTGGATATCTATTCATAATATCTTCATAGGGAGATTGTTCTAACATTTTTCTACCTTTTGCTCTTTCTTCAATTTTTTTTGCATCTTTTATTTTTCCAGTTCCAATTTTTTCTAATCTTTCAACATCACTATAAGCACTATCAATATCAAAATTATCGTAGTCAAATTCAAAATCTCCTGGTTCTCTAGTTGGTCTTGGTCTATTTTCTATTACTTGAAAATAACCTGGAGATTTTATTTCTTTTCCTGTTTCTAAATTAATATCTGATTTAGGCGGTCGGTAATTTAATTCAAAAGATGAGTCTGCTGCTCCACCAGAAATATTAGCGTCAATACTAATTTCTCCAGTTATTTTATTTTCTGTAAGAGTAATTACTTCTGGTTTTCCAGTCTCTGAAGGTATTTCTAATTTTTTAACAGTAGTCATATCTTCAACTCTTGAAGCTTTAGGAGATATATCAACTCCTTCTTTCATAATTTTATTAACAAGAGGTGAAAACCATTCAGGCATTCCAGAAACTTTAGGTAATACTTTACCAGCAGCTTTTATAGCTTTAACACCAGTACCTTTTAATGCTTTTCCTAAAGCTGGTAATGCAGCTATACCTCCCATTATTTTTAATAAAGTTCTACGATCCATTATTCAGATTCCTTATTTTTGTTTGATAGATAATCATATAAGCTATACGCTCCAGATGCAACAAGTCCTGGAATACCTAAAAATCTAGAAGCTCCAGCAATAACTCTTGGACTTAATCCTAATCTTAAAGCTGTGCTTAATTTACCTGGAATTGCTTCCCCTACATTTTTTAAAGATCCAAAGTCTTTTGCAAATCCTAAAATACCAGGAGCTCTCGCAGCTGCTGGTGCTGCAATTGTTCCTGCTTTTGTTCCTAAAGTTTCCATTGTTGCAAGTCCTAAATAGTTTAATGGATCAGTTACTATATCTTTTGTAGTTGTTTTTTCGTCTAATATTTGTGGTGCTGTAAATGCAGCGGTAGCAAGTGGACTTCCTAATCTATAAAAACCTTTCGCAAGAGTTCCTGTTATTGGAGATTTACCAATTGCTTTTCTTTCCTCAATTGTTTTTTTAACATCAGGTAAACCAAGAGCAACTGTAGCTCCACCAATAGTTGCGCCTACTTGACCAACCATCTTACCTATTTCTGTTACTTCTTCTGGTATCTCATTATCCGCGATCCAATATAAAACATCAGATTGAGATGCTCTTACGTTTGGATCTTCTGGTTTAACAAATCCTGCATAAGAATCATATTTAATTTCTTCTGCTAATTTAGGTTGTGGTGCTTGTCCCTCTACTACTTGATCTTGCATAGCGGTTTGCGTGTCTTGGATTGGGGATGGTTTTTCTTTTGCTGATAAAGCAGCTGTCATAGCAGTAAGTAAACCTGCTCCTGCAGCAGCTGGTTTTCCAAATCTAGATAAGCTAGATAAATAAGATCCTAAATTAGATTTTCTTCCAGTTGCAGTTCCTAAACTTTTTATAAACAAATTATTAGGATTTTTTTGATAGATATCAACAAATTCTTCTGGAGTTTTTAAATCTTTTATTAAATTATAATTTTTTTCTGCTTCTATTTCTTTTACAAAAGGAAATTTATTTTTTTTAACTTCTACTCTTAAAGTTCCAAAATCAGGATCTTTTGGATTTTTTTTAAAATTTTCATAAAGCCTATTATGATAATAAGCATTTTTAAAATAATTTTTTATACCAGTTGTCCTAGGTCCAAAATCTCCTTCGCCTTCTAAAATAGATTTTTGTGGTGTAACTGGAACAGGTTCTCCATCAACAAAGTCAATGTATCCCATTTCGTATCCTCCAGTTTTTTTTGCAACTGTATTTCTTATTTTATTTATTTCATCTTTATAGTCTAAATAGTCTTGTCTAGTTGGATCTTTTATTAAAGAATAATTTTTAGCTGCCGTTAACATTTGATTATCAAATTGAGTTTTAAATTGGTTTAAAAAATTAGTTGTTCTTTCTCCAAACAAATAATATTTTTTAGGTAAACCAAGTTCTTTAATAAAAGCTTTTGGTAAGGCATGTTCTAATGCTGTTCCTGCTTCTGTAACTTGTTGTGCTGCTTTTTCAACATTGTCTAATACATCAGTAGTTTTTTTACTATAACCTAATGACCTTAATATTTCTCTATTATATCTTGGACTTGGAAATTTATTTATAATCTTTTTAACTTCTGGAATTATTTCTAAATTTCTTTTTTCCCCTGGATTTGCATAATACAACTGTAATTGAGTTATGATTCTATTAAAATCATTTTTTGAAAAACCAGATTTTTTTATTAATTTTTCATATTCAGGCTTTCCAGATTGAAGTCTTCCTTCTGGTATTTCAGCTCTTGATAAATAATTTTGTAATTTTTCCATATTTTTTGTAACACCTACATCAACATCTTGTCTACCAAGTTGAACTTCTTTAGTAATTAAATCTCTTAATGTTTCTTTTTCAGGGCCTCTTTTTTCTGGGTACAAAGATTTTATTCCATATTTTTTTCTTATATCTTTTATTGTGATACCAGGTGAATTTGCATATTTAATAAATTCTTTTCTTAATTCTGGGGTATTTAATATTTGTTCTTGTTTAGAAAGTCCTTGTTGATTTTTTCCAATTATTTTTGGTCGTTTAGCTAATTCTGCTTTTGTAATTTTTACTGGTGCAGTTCCATCTTTCATAGATTGAATAGCACTCTCTAATGTTGTGGAAGATCGTTGTGCTCCTGGTACAAATTTTTTTGTTAAACTTATTGTACTTTGACCTTGAAGATATAATTTTTTAATTTCATTTAAATCTTTTTCTAAAGACTGTCCTTTATACGCCATTATCTTTTCTTTCTAAACATTGTACCAAGACCTTTATTCAATGTTTTATCTAAATCATTAAACATACTTTTATAAGATACACCTTTAATCAAACCTCCTTTGGCTTGTTTAGTTCTTGTAGTATTTTTCATGATGTTAATAATTTCTTCGTAAGGAATTCCTTTTTCTTGCATTTTTATAGCCTCATCAATTGATGCAAGTACTTCTGCTTTTCTTTGTGGATTATCATCTATTAAAATTTGTTGTAAAAGATTATCATCAATTACATTTCCATATTTTTGTTTAATCAAATCTTTCTCTGAAGTAAAATCTTTAAGTTGTTTTTTAATAGCAGTGTCTATTCCATATGCTTCATCAACATCTTTTAAATATATTGATTCTAAATTTGATAGTTCATCCATTTCATCAGGGGTAATTAATCTTCTATCTCCTGTCGCTTCTGCTTCTTCAGCTTTACTTCTTAAAAATCTCATTCTAGATTGACTGTTTTCACCAGGTTCTGGATTTAATTTACCAGCTTTATATTGACCATAATAATATGCTTCCTCTGCTTTACTTCTTTTCAAAGCTTTCTCTGCTTCATCAACAGTTCCTTCCGATAACCATTCTTCAGAATTTCTTCCTATCGCTTCTTCATAATCTTGAATTTCTTCTCTAGTAAGTTGTCTTGATTTATTTTCTTTAATATAGTTATCAGGATTAGCTGGATCTAAACCTTTTCTTGCCATGTCTGCTTGTTTTTTTATACCTTCATCTATTACTTCTGTAATACTTACAGGAGTTTTTGGAATTGTTACTTCTCCTGTTTTAGGATCAAAAGTTTCCATAGATTTTTTTCCTTGAAGACTTTCATTTACATCATCTACAAAACTTTTAAGTCCTGTTTTAGATTCTGTCACGACTTGTGGTTTTGAAAATGTTTCTGGATAAGTAGATTTTAAAAATTGTAAATTATTTAAAAAAGTTTCTAACTCTTCTTCATTTCTAATTTGAGGAAGAAAATCAGAATCCATTCTAACTAATTTTTTTAATTGTTCTGGATCTTCAACATCTCCTAAACCTTTTCTTAAAATTTCAGGAGAAGTTAAATCTGCGTTATATAAATTTCTAAATTCAGGATTTCTACTTACTTTAGTCATTAATCCTAATCGTGGAGACATACCCATCTCTTTTAAGATATTTAAAATTTTCATTCCTAGAGCCGCAACTCTTTGTGGATTTGCCATTAGTAATACTCCCTGTCTTGATGAATTATAGGTTCATCTTTATAATCTTCAGGATGCTCTAAAAAGCCTCCCTGTCTAAATCTCATTAATGCTTGTGTCATCGAGTCCACAAGGTCATCATGATCTCCAAAAGGAAAAGCCGCGCATTCCTCAATAACCTCTTCTGCAAACTCTGTTTCAGGCGCCCAAATTTGACCACTCTCAAAAAGTGGTGCAACGGCGTTTACACGGGAATGCTTATCATTTCCTTTGCTTGGTGTAAAGTTAATGACAGGAATACCCATTTTACGTAATTCATAAGTTAGCGGTAATCCTGATGCTTTTGATTCAACCACTACTGAATCTGGTTTCCAATAGTAGTATTGATTTAATGCTTCACGTCTTAATTCAGGAAATTCTAATCTTTTCTTAAGTGAGTCTAATAATATTAAATTAGGTCCAGAATCAGGATCTGGATAAAATACACCCCACGTTGTAATAGCTGAATAGTCGGCTGATTCTTTTTTTAAGAATGCAGTATCATAAGATTGTATTACATGTTCTAAAGATGGAATATAATCTTTATCCCACTTACGCCACCATTCACGCTTAATGATTGATCCTTCTTCTGATGTAGGATTCTGCATCCATTGTGCATTCCATTTCTGAATAGATAAAGATGCTTTAACTGATTCTAATTCTGATAACTTCCAATACTCTGGCCATACAGGTTTATTAGTTGGAAGGATTGCTGGAAACTGTACAACCTCCCACTGATCAGATTTAATTCCTTTTTGAGCCCCGATCAACGCTCCGGTAAGATCTTTCAACGACCAACGCGTCATAACCACTACTATCTTTCCACCTGGTTGTAAACGCTGACGAGGACCTGAAGTATACCATTCATAAGCACGCTCCAAAGCTTCTGGGTTCATTGCGTCCTGTTCAGAGTGTGGATCATCGATGATAAGTAAATCCGCTCCACGACCCGTGATCGCCGATCCGACACCGGCTGCAAAGTATTCACCACCTTGTTCCGTTTCCCAACGGCCCGCGGCTTGTGAATCTTCACGCAGTGTAGTTTTAAAATATTTTTTATAATCTTGACTATCGATTAAATGTTTTGCTTTTCTACCAAATCGTACTGCAAGTTCTGTAGTGTGTGTCGTTTGAATAATTTTTAATTTTGGATGTTTACCAATCATCCATGCAGGTAATAAGAATGATGCAAACTCTGACTTCGTATGTCGAGGAGGCATATTAATAATTAATCTATTAATTTTTCCTTCTGCAAGACGATTAAACTGATCAGCAATTTTTTTATGATGTTTACCTTCAACGAAATCTGGCCAAACAGATTTTACAAAAGTTAAAAAGTCTTTATGTACTTTTTCTTCTTTTTTCTTCTCATCTAACTTTATTGCATACTTCATAAAATCCTTACGTGCATCCACGGGGAGTTTATTCAGATCTATCTTACTTAAATCCATAAAATTTTTTATAAAATTTTTTCACCTTTGATATTTTTTTACAATGTATTTATCACGGTTAAATGTCTAAATCTAGGTCTAAAGGGTAATCTGTTGGGACCCCTATATATTTTAAGGGGGATGGGGGGTCACGGACTATCGGCATACTAGATCCCTTGGGACCCATAAGGAGGCGCGCAACAGCGCGCCGTCCCCGAGCCTGCAAGCGGCGAGCGCGGCACC